AGAGTGGAACTTGACCGAGAAATCGAGTTCTGCGGCGTAGTAGTCGTGACCGGCGAAACCGGCCTGCAGGGTGGACCGCACGTTCGTGACCTGGCAGCGGTTGACCGCCCCGTTCAGGGACGGCATCACCTGCGTCGTGGTGCCAGCGTCGAAGGCGTCCACGATCGCCATGATCAGGTTGTCGATCCGGGCGAACTCCGCCTCGGTGTTGCCCGTCATCGGCGTCAGCACGCGGGCCATGATGGCCGGCTGCCACATGCGCTGGTTCAGGTCCATGCTGATGGTCGTTTCAGCGTTCGGCGTGCCCCAGTAGAGCACCACGTCCGGCCCCTGCTTGATCGTCTTGGGCGCCGGGTAGTGCGCGGCGTTGACGCCATCCACAGCGGCGATCACGTCACGCATGGCGGCCAGGATTTCGGGCACCGTGACCATCTACGCGCCCCCGATCCGGGCCATCACCCGCTGCATGGCCGCGCGGTACTCACGCGGCACCAGCGGCCGCAGGCGGGCCACCGAAGGCCGAATGAATGGACGCGCGGCGGCAGGTCCGACGCTCTTGGCGAACACGATCCGGCCACCAATGTTCATCGGTCCCAGCGCCCCGCCGGGTCGTGCGCTGAACCCCCGCCGCCCGAACTCAACCGGACGGGCATAGGGCGTTGCGTTGCCGTAGGTGGCGGTGGCTCCCCCGGCCCAGACCGCTGGCGTCGCCGCGTTGGCGCGCCGCAGGTGGCCGGTACGAACCGGCGTCAGGGCTTGCGCAAATGCCACGCCCTGCAACGCCAGCCGGTTGGTTGACCGCAGGAACTCCTCGCGGATGATCGCGGGCGCCTGGGCCATCCCCGTGGCGTACCCGTCGATCTGGCTGGTGTCGATGCTGATGCTGGTCATACCAACAGCCCCACGACCGTATGCCGATCGATCGCCGCCTTGACCTTCTCGAATGCCCACGGGTTGCGCGGCGAGACCATGATCCCGTCCGGCCCGATGTACCCGGCCGGGCTGGCGTGGTCGGTGTGCCACTCGTTGACAGTCAAGAAGGTCATCGCCTGCCGCACATCGTCCGGCACGTCGAGCGCCACCTGATCGGCCCAGATGCCGGTGATGCGCACCACACCCGACCACGTGCCAGCCGTCAGGTCGATGGCGTAGTAGCCCTGGTTGGTGTGATTCGTGAGCCGGTATTCGTCGGCGGTTAGCGTCGTGCCGTCGTCCCAGGTCGTCCCGTTCCACGTCCCACCCGTCACGATGCCGGTGACGCTGCGAATCGGCGTATCGATGATCAGCCGATAGGACGCCGGCGAGGTGGACCAGATCGGTAGCCCGTAATACTCGGGGTAGAACCAGCCCCCACCACCGTGCAGGACCGCGACGCTGCGGAGTTCCGCCACTGGCGCCGTGCCGAACGCCGTGCCGACCTTGTGGTCGAACATGTCGGCCAGCCCGTTTTCCAGACGTACGAGCGCGTCGTATTCGTCGCTCCCGCTGTCCAGGTCGAGCAGGGCCAGTACGTCGTCCTCGTTGGCGTACCGCATCGGCATGGCCTACTTCTGCTCCGGGGCTGAGTGCTTCGCCTTATTCTCCGGTGCGGCCTTCTGCGCGCGCTCCTCGACCGGTTCGGCGTCCGGTTCATCACCGGCCATCACCGCGCCATCGGGGAGCACGTCGCCCTTGCGGACCTTGAAGTAGTGCCCGTTGAGTTCGTAGCTGCCGCTGGTCTTTGCCTTTGCCATGGTGGTGTCCTCTCGCGTGACGATGTGCACGCCCGGCGTCAATCCCCGCGTGGTGTGGATAAGTCCTCCAACGAGGTTGCGTGCCGGGCGCTCCGTCATTCAAGAATCTCGGCGGAGACGGAGTAGGTGTGCGCGTCGGCGGTGCCGTGGGTGGCAGTCACCCGGAAACTCGGCGGCGCCGGCTGGTTCGCGCTGACGTTGGCCGTCACCGTCGCGCCAGGGAAGACGAGGTATTCCGTCTTGGCTGCAGTGGTCACGGCAGCGGACGCGAGCAGCGTGTAGTACTTGCCACTCACCGCGTCGTATCCCTGGAAGGTGAAGACGGTTGACGCCGATCCGGCGCGGGCCGTGCAGTCCACATGGAACCGGATCGCCCGGCCTCGTGGGTTGGGGATGACGTTGGAACTATTGGTCGCCGTCCGTGCGGCCGACGCCAGAAGGGTGACGGTGCGATTTGCCATGTCAGGCTCCTTAGGCGACGAGCGCCACTTCGGCGAACGCGGCCGGCCGGAAGACCGTCAGCGCCAGTCGTTCCTCGGCAAGGATGGTCAGCATGTTGCGGACGAACTGGTTGTCGATGTACCCGGTCAGGATGTTCGCCTGCTCCCGGTCCCAGACCGCAGCCATTCGACCGTCGCCCACCAGTGCGGTGTTCTCGGCGATGTGCTCGTCCTCGACCACACGCAGACCCCAGAGCCGCGCCGGGTTGGCGCCGCCGTACGGGCCAGTGCCGAAGTACTGCTCGTTAGCGTCGGTGGCGGTGTCGAACTGTTCGAGGTCGGCCGGGTTGATGACCACGAAGTTCGGGATCGCCCGACCCACGGTGCGGATCAGGGTCTTGGCTCGGCGGATGCGGTTGAAGTTCTCGTTGTCGGTCCCGGCGTCGGAGGTCGGAGCGCCCGTGAAGTACGTGGCGTTCAGGTCTTGCACGCCGGTGGTGCCGAGCAGGCCTTCGAGGTCGTTGGTGCCCGCACCGTTGAGCAACTGGTCCGACTCCTCACCACGGAGGCCGTCCATCAACCGCTGTTCGACGTAGGTCCGGATTTGCCCGGCGTCGCTCAGGGTTTGCCGGGTGATCGGAATCCAGTGCGCGATCGTCACGACCGGCGCAATGTCCTGCTCGAAGGTGATGGCCGATTCCGGCTTCACCGACGCGCTGGCCGGGGTTTCCGATGCCGCTGCGGTGTGGGTCGCCTGAGGCACGCCGGCCGCGTTGTTGGTGAATGCGAGTTCGCGGAAGAACACGATGGCGTCGCTCTGCGTGGTGCCGTTCACCAGCACGTCACGGAGCGATCCCTGGAGGTCGTCGCCGCGGAAGAATCCGGGAACCTGGGTTGGGGTGATGTAGTCGGCCGGCAGGTTGCCGGTCGTGATGATCGCCCGCAGTTCGTCCGGCGTCATGTCGGCGGTGTGCTGCACCTGATGCCGGTGGTAGAACGATCCAACGTGAAACGGATCGGACTGCGTGCCCTTGATGTTGGCGTGCGGCAGATAGTTCCGCACCTGTTCGCTGTCGGCGAACCGGGCGCCAATGCTGCGGCGGTCCATCTTGCGGACGTTGCGCTCGGCTTCTTCCGCGCCCTCGGTTGGCAGGGTGCCAGCGACACGGCCCCGGCTCTCACCGTTCTTCTGGGCCGCCTTCGCCGCGGATTCGATCCGGGCTTCGCGCTCCATCTTCGGGCCAATGTCGTTGATCTCGGCAAGCAGGGAATCGAGCCGCGCATCGTCGTCGTCGCTGCGCTCGTCCTTCTTCCAGAGGGTTTCCAGTTCGGTCGACGCGGCGTTCATCCGGCCGCGAAGTTCTGCGAGCTTGCTCATGCAAGTGCTCCTGTCCAGCCGCGGGCAGATGCCAGGGCCAGGGTGATCTCTACGTCACGATTCCGGCGTCGTGCCTGGTCAGCGTCGGGGAGTGGAGTGTCCGCAGACGGCTCCGGCTCGGCCCGTTCCTGGTAGGCGGCGACAAGATCAGCAACCAGCGCGGCATGATCGTCAGACAACGACCCACCGCGTACGTGCTCAATGAGGGAGGCCAGCGCGTCGGCTTCAGCAACCGCACGCACGTCGGCAATCGCGGCCATTTCGTTGGCCGGGAACGTGACCAGGGAGATTTCCCAGAGCCGGACTTCCTCGATCACGCGGATGTCTTCCGGCTTGGCCTTGTAGTTGGTGAAGTCGAGCGGATCGTCAGTGGTCGCGGCCCGATCCTTGATCGTCTCGAAGCCGAACGACATGCCGAGCGGCACACCGTCCCGCAGGAGCGTCATGGCGTCCCGGCCGTAGGTGGTTCCTTCGGAGATATGGGCATCGAAGCGGAGGCCGGTCTTGTCCTCTTTGAGTTCGGACGGGCGACCGATCGGGGCGTAGGCGTCGTGCTGCCAGAGGATCGGCGTCTTCTCGCCACGTTCCCGGATCGTCTTCCGGAACGCGCCGGGCTTGACCGCCGTCATGTACGAATCGACGGACCAGAAGTGGGAGGCATACCCGGAGAATCCGGCGCCATCATCAGCGGACCGGAGGTCGGCGGTGCGATACTGAATGTCTGGTCTGGTGGTGCGTGGTTGCGGCATGTGGCCGGCTCCCGGTGGGCAAACGAAAACGCGCTCCCTGTCCGGTCTGCCGGATGGAAGCGCGTAGGCTTGCTCACAGTTCGTGGAGCGCGGTGGCTCGCTTATTGAGTTATGTCCGATTGTATCACGCCCTAGTAGTCAGGTATGGCCTCGGCGTCCGCTATCGCTTCGCCTATCGCCTGATGCAACGAACGCGCTTGATCCAATGTGAACTGTAGCGGGAATTGGTCCAGTACTTCCTCGTGTCCGTCTTCGCTGGTTTCCACCATCTTGTGATCATCATTGAGTTCAACCCAAACGAACACAATCTTCGTATCGCCGTCCACGTCAGGAGACAGCGTAATTCGCTTTGCTCCGTAATACGGATCGTCAATGGCGTGTTCTTTGTTTTGCGCGGCATGAACGGCCGTCACCCATGCGTTGTATCGTTCCTTGTCCATGCTTCCCCTCAGGCCGCAATCAACGCCACGATGGTCACTTCCTTGCAGCCACGGCACGCCACCTCGACGGTGCTGCCAGCCGTGGCGCGGGTGTACTTCTTGCCGCAGTGCGGGCACTTCACCCACACCATATGCGGCCGGATCGGGAACATGGACGGCTCCCGGTACACCACGTTCGACGGGCCGGGTGGTGGCAACTGGTCAGCGGTCGGCGATTTCGTCATGGGCTAGACCTCCCCCAGTGGCGTGGACAGGACAGGAGACACGGAGAGCGTCCCGTTGGGATGTTCGGCTGAGAGATGCCGTTGCACCTGCGACAGTGGCACCACGAGATTGTTCCGCTGCGCACAGGTCAAGCCATCGCTGGCGCCGTAGCCGTCCGTGTGGCTGGCGTTGTCGTGCAGTTGTGCCCGGTCGACCACGCCGCTGGCCTGGTATGCCATCGTGGACGCCGTGCCGTAGGCCATCATGGATTCCGTTCGTGCAACGGCCAGGTGCCGGTTGGCGTAGGTCTGCGCGAACAGGTCACTGATCGCCGCGCCCATGTCCGGCACGGTCGTGCCATCGGTCAGCAGGCGGGTGATGGTGTCCTCTATCGCCGTGCGCGTCGTAGCGTTGATGCCGACCACCCGTTGCGCCAGCACGCCTTGCACGTCGGCGAGGTAGGGGTTTGCCACGGCCCAGGTGATCTCACTGTCGATCAGTGATTCCGTGGTACTGAGTGCCGCTTCGGATACCGTGTCCCACCACTGGCCGAACAGGCGCAACAGCGCATCGTCCTCATTGCTCCAATCGATCTGTTCGACAGCGCGGGTTTCGTGCTGCCCGTTCCCGGCAATGGCCCGCAAGCCCAGTTGCTCCGTCACCCGGTCGGCCTGTGCGGCGAAGAACGATTCGAGCCGTGGCGCGATCAGGTCGCCCAGCGCGTCGATGTGCTGCCGGTTGGTGGCGACGATGGCCGCCCGTTGCTCCCGTTCTGCCGGGGATAGCCGCATCTCGTTGACGTAGCGCCGGCCATCCCGGTACACGAACCGGGGCGCGGTGGGGTCATGGGTTGGCAGCGTCAGCAACGGATGCACCCAGCCCGTCACGCTCCGCTGTCCGTTCGGCGTGCTGTTCGCCACCGGCACCATGTTGAACGGGATCAGGAACTCGTCAGCGCCGTGGATGTCGTACCCGGCGTCGATCTGGGCTGTGTAGCGTGACACCAGACCGGATGTGAACGCCGCCACGGCCCGCGTCACCGCCGCGTCGCGATCCTCCTGGAACGCTGGATGCTCCGACGTGTCGAACCGGATATCCCACCCGTCGTCAATAATGAACTCCGGCAGCAGTTGCCGGGTGAACGCGTCGTCAATCCGCGACCAGAGCGCGTTCATGGTCACGGTGTAGAACGATTCCCGCGCCTCGCCGTAGTTGGAGTACGTGCTGTGTTGCAGTCCGATCGGTGCGCCAACCAACATCGGGGATATGCCGAACGCGGCGCAAATGGCGGCATCGATCCGGTCGTTCAGGTCGGCATAGGCGAGTTCGTTCATGTCGAGACCGATGCGCTGGATGTCCTTGATGCCCGGTGACAGCAGCGGTTCGCCGGCGTTGTGCAACCCCTGGTACTTCTGCTTCCACGCGTCGAGGAATGACGCCTTGACGGCGGGGTCTTTGAACTGCGCCGCCAGTTTCGGATCGTCGGACGGGATCAGCATGTACAGCGGGATCGCGCCGCGGTCCATAAACACCTTGACGAAATCGGTGAGCGCGCCGGTGATCTGCGCTTCCCGCAGCGCCGCCTCCATCGGGCCGATGCCAACCGGCGACCCGTCGGGCGTATCGGCGTAAGTGACGGGGATCACGTCGTCGGATTTCAGCGTGACCGGATCTCGGCCCGGCACCCGGTACTCCCAATCCGGTTGCGCCTGGCTGCGTGGGATCGGGCGTATCCAGTCGGACCGCAGCGGCCAGAGGCCGATCACGTTGCCGAGCCGGTCGCGCTCCTTCTCGATCACGCAGAACGACGTGACCGCAATATTCATAATCACGAACGACAGGAATCGCCCCTCGCCCATGCCGGGGTTGGGCTGAACCAGAAGACGCCGCAGCGGGTGGTCGTTGTCCGGTTCATCGGTGGGATCGTACACGCGGATCGGGGCGGTGGCACCCTCGTTGGCGAGATACTGCACGCAGCGAAAGATCAGCGGCACCCGGCGATACGCGCCCTGGTCGTACGTCTCGTACGTTGCCGGCAGCCACGTCGGGCGGCCCGCCGTCCC